AATTAGGTGCTGTTTCTATATCGTAATACAGAATTTTAACCATACTCTATGGTACTGTAAGTAGCCGAAGAGTGCATGTACCCTCCCACCAATTACCATCATCAGACAATTTCTCCGCAGACATTTGAACTTGGTCAATGACTACGCTATCTGACCGTGACCCTTCCTGATATGTAACAATATCTTTGTTAACCATCGCTGAACGCAACGCTTCATACTCATCTTTAGTGTTGTACGCTGTTGCTGACCCCATGCCACGTGATGTAGCTACCCTGCTTCTAAGCATTATAGGTATAATTATTTCGTCTACTCTGGTAGGAGCTGCGAATGCTTCTACTCGCCATGATTCTATGACAGGTCCAGCAGTCGCTACCGAATCTCTTGTTAAATTAAACTGTAACCTGAACGACTCAGACAACTTAGGAACCAGCTCTGTGCCGTCACTAGCCGCAACGTTTACCTTTGTTTTGTTGGCTAAAGCAGCCGTAGTAATAGAATTATTGTTATCGTTCGTTACTGTAGCGGTTATAGAACCACCTACTGTAGCTGTTTGACCTACCCAAAACTCGTCAGGGTCACCCCAAGCCACGTTAGCGTCAGCCCATGTACGCACAGCAGACACCACAGAATCAGGCGCTGAACGTATTTCAAGAGTCTGTAACACTTTATTAAACTGGCTATTCCATTTAATATCACCAATCGTTAACGTTCCTGACGCTACCAAATGCCCTAACGACTGCTCACCCTGCACTCCGTTGCCTGCATCTACAAAGAATGTTTTGCCACCTGACCTAGCAACATACGTAACGTTGCCTAAGCTATTGCCGTCACCAACTGACAGCATGTCGCTAGCCCATGCTGGCACAAGAGTTTCAGTAAACCGTGACAAATCAGCTCTATACAACTTGCCTGAACCGCCTCCAAACCATATAAACCTTTGATCTGCGGTTAAACAATGCACCTCACCAGCGTCTTCTATAACAGGACCATACGTTATAGACCCTCTGTTCGTATCTATAGCCCCTAAACGTAAACCCTTTGTGGTTGCAAGAGCAACAAACCCTGCATACGAAATCATTTCGTTAATCTCTTCACCTCTAGGGAGTTCAGTTACTTGCTGTGGTTCGTTAAGCAACCCGTCAGCTTCACCAATGCTAATATAACTTATGGCTCCTGTTCCTGCTGTGTTACTCGCAGCGTAAAACCCTGCTGGTCCAGCAGATACAGCAACCCATTCTCCGTCAAGTAACGTAGAATCTAAACTGCTTGATACCTTATGCCCATTTCCATTGTCTTCATAAATGTTTTTGCCATCTATCCCAAACAATCTACCGCCTACAACACGTAAGTAGTCAGGGTTCAACGACCCGTTATTAGCTGGTGCTGTAGTCACACCTAACGTTTGTTTAGTTGATACATGTGCGCTTCCATACGCTATGTACACGTTAGCCCCATCAGATGTAATGTCTGTGATAGTTTCAGCGCTACCAGAAGCAGGAGCGTTTACAGGAGTCCATGTTACTGACCCATCAGCAGCACTAAAGTTAGTCGCATAATACAATGAACTACCCGAAGCAACATACATGTAGTCAACGCCACCATCTACCTTACGAAAAACTTTCATAATAACGTTCGTTAAAGACAACGCATTGTTCTTAGTTTCAGACAAAGGCAACAACGAAAATTGACCCTCAGTCCACACATCAACACCCGAAGACGAACTAAACCTACTTCTATCAGACTTAGGTTTATCAAAGAACTGTTGACCAGAACCCAAGTTCCAATCTGTTTGCGACCTCAACCAAAACTGATTATTAATAGATTGCTCGCCTGCTTCGTCAGAAGTATCACGCTGTTCTCGCAACAACGGCACAGCAGTACGCCGATACTGTTCAATATCAATATTATATTTACGTTCAGTGTCACCAATCGTTAGCGTAACGGGTAAACGTTCAGCTTTATGAACCATTTACACCCCTCTATACACAGAGTTTTGTGTCTTACCACCTGACCGCATCCAATACATCGGGTATTGCGTATCCAAACGTGTAGCCTCAGCGCTTATCCTTGTATCCCGTAACGCTCTAAGGTCACGCATAGAAGCAGACACAGCCCCAGAAGGAACCTCATCAGCCCTACGACTAGACCCCTGCTCATCTATAAACTCACGCCGAACAGGTCGTGTAGACATCAGCCTCAAAGCAGCACCTAACGAAGGCAAATCGTAGGCTTGTGAATGCAAACCAACAGTACTTAACGCAGTTGATGTAGCAGCTAACGCAGTAAATCCTGTCTTGTATTGCACTCTGACTGCTTGCCCAGACGTAGCGTCATCATGTAACACCAGCGCATAGCCGGAAGCAAACGTGCTAGTGTCCCTGTCACGACGTAAACTCCACGTAGGTAACACAGGTTCAGCGTCTTCAGACCCTAAATCAGCGTAGGTTACCTGATAGATAGACAGTATATCGTCAGTTACACCCGTCAAATTGTACCCATCTTGCGACACATTGTACGTAAACGACACTGTTTTCATCTGATACAAGCCATTCTGAGGCGATGACAGGTCAGCTAATTCATCATTAACAGCGTTCAATACAAGCTGTGCAGGGAACTTAGGGTTAACAGTAACTAGATCACCTGCGGTATGAGAAGCAGCAGTTGTGCCACGGAAGCCACGCCGAACAGTAGCATCGTTCGTTGTAGCGTTAACACTAAACACGTACATTAGTTCAGTGCCTATTTCAATAATCGTACCAGCTACTATCCCTGCCGTGTCATGCGTAAAGTTGACAGTTGTTTCAGTAGTGTTTAACCCTGTCCCTAACGTGTCGCACTCTTCAACATAGTCAGTTAACAACAAGTTCTTTGTTTCATCTATCCACGTTTGAGCAGTCATAACGCCTCAATACTATTCATAAGTCTTTCGCTTTCTTTCCTACTCGCATCACTAGAATACAAACGACCTGCCTGAACCTCGCTCTTAGTCTCAGCATGTTTCTCTAAATGTGCTGACCCGTTAATAGATTTAGGTTGCAAACCACTCTTACGCAAACGCTTATACGCAGACATATCAGCATCTTTAGCTTTCTCAGCTTTCTTCGTAGCGTCTAAATCAATCACAGAGTTACGAGAAGGCATAGCAGAAGGCGCAATGTTCACACCAGAAATAAGTTTAGTCATTGCCTGTCCACAATCAACGCAATGAAACGAATGCTCATTATTAAAGCCATGTATTATTTCCTCAACGTTTTCACATCTGTTGCATTTATAGTCATACCGTGGCATAACCCTCAACCTCTATTCCGTAGCCAGCGTTCTTTAACGAGTTTAGTTCATCTTCTGTAAAATCAGTAGGGGATTCATGCCCACCATATATTGTCCGAGAAACTGTACTCATGTCTGCCGGTTGTCGAGTCGTTACCGACCCATCGTTTAATATAAATATATTAACCCCTCTAGCCGTCGGAGGATAGAATCTCCGCAAGTTCCTCGCAGGGCTAATAGTCGGGAACCTGGTAACGTCTAATGTCGGAACCGTATTTTCAAACACAGGCACATACTTTTTGTTAAATAATAATTGATCTACAGACGTTGTAGCACTGATTGTAGACACATCTATGCTTTGGTCCATGCTGACCGTCACAGACGGCGTTGTAGACGTTCCACCTATTACTGATGGTTCTACATCAGCGTTGCCTGAAACCGTCGCAGAAGGCGTTGTAGCAGCCGTAGAGACAACACTAGGGGCAATACTAGCTGTACCTGATATAGTCGCAGAAGGCGTAGTAGTAACACCAGCAATAACGCTAGGTTCAACACTTGCAGTACCCGATATTGTCGTTGACGGCGTAGCAGTAACGCCAGTAATGACGCTAGAAGTTACACTAGCTGTCCCTGATACAGTCGGAGCAGGAACAGTCGTCGTACCTGCAATTACCGCAACGGCAGCATTCGCAAAGGCTGTTACGGTTACAGCCGGAACAGTTACAGTACACGCTATTGTCGATGCGTTTACTGTTGCGTCTGCTTGCGAATAATTTACGCTTGAACTTGCGTAGGTAACCGCAGATGAGCTGTAGTTTATTGTCACCTGCTGACCTCACTATTCGTCGCCGTACAGGGACTCCTCAGATGCGGTATTCTTACCAACCAAAGAAAATGACTTATCGCCAACTTTCGTAGCAGCCCAACCTTTAAGAACCGATAGCACAGCAGCAAATCCAGAAGCTGCTACTAGTTTCCAGTTGCTTACTCCCATGTCAAGGAAGCTGTTACCACTGATTGTGGCTACTGCTGCTTGTACGAATGTTGCTCCGCATCTTTCAAGTAAATCTAGATATTCTTTCATCGTAATAACGCCTTCCAAGTATTTGGTCCAACTATGCCGTCAACATATAATAGCCGACGCTTTTGGAACTCCACAACAGCCTTCCGAGTAAGCCTG